AGACGACTTCCGCGTTACTAAGGGCATCGCTAGATACACCGCAAACTTCACTCCAACCGGCCCACACCCCCTCAGCTAAAAACCCTGCTAAACCGGGAAAACTAATATGAACAGCCTAATGATGGATGCCTGTCACCGTAAGTCTTTACAACCACACGGTAAAGCGTTTTGCCTCTGGTGAAAATTCAGTTTCTGATACCTATAAGCTAAAACTCCTCACTGCTGCAACCTTCGACGCAACCCACACCACCTTGACGGCAACAGGTGGAACGGAAGTGGCTAGCGGCAATGGTTACACCACGGGCGGCGCTTCGCTTACGAACGTTGCGACCACTGTTGTAACGACCAATGACGCGATGTTTGATGCTGATGATGTGACCTGGAACGCCTCTGGCGGGGCGATCACTTCCAGCTTTGGCATTCTCTACAACGATACAGATAGCAGTGATCCGCCTGTATTGTTCATCAACTTTGACGGTAGCCAAACCGCTGCAGATGGCACACCTTTCAAGGTCGTTTGGAATGCAAATGGCATCCTTTCTTTCACTACCACCTAAACCACTGACCCATAAAGAAAGGAGCCCAGATCCATGGCCGCATTTCAATGGAGCAACGCAGAATTAGGCAGGGTATATGCTGCAGCCTATTTAGGGCAAAACGCCAGGTTGTGCCTTGCTAATGCAACTACTGGCCTTACCCTCAACTCAACCACAGCAGCCTGGGATGCTGCGGAAATCACCTCCCAGGCTGCTAATGGTTATGCACGTTATACCTTCACCCTAGCCGCCGGTAGCTACGATTCTGCTTCGCAACGGTTTCAAACTCCAGTTGTTACCGCAACATTTCAAGCTATCGCATCAGGTGGGGGGCTGAATTATAATTCTGTTTATCTTGTTTTGGGTAATGAAACAAATATCGCAGGGCTCTGGACCGAAGCGCCTAACATTGTATTAGCACCAGGGCAACCTAGGGCATATAACATAAGATTTGTGTGCGATGACATCACGACGCTCTAAGAATAATTCTACAACTGATGATTGGAGATCACAAAAAGATGATCTATACTTTGATTCAACATGGCCAGCAGATAGCCAGGGCCGAAAGAAGCCAGCCTCCACACAGATCACCGTAACACCCTCGGCGTCAATTCTTGAAACCTCCAGAGCAGCTCAGGCGGCGAATCGTGACAAGCTAGATCGTAGGGATAATGTAGGCAAGATTGAAACAGAAGCAACACGCTTAATTAAAAAAGACCAATCAGGGCGACAGCAGAATAAAAACGAAATTACCCGTGGTGTGCCTGAAAATGAAATCAGGACGGTGCTGCCTAAAAGAAGATCTGTTGGTGGTGATTTTGCTTGGATTATCCAAGAGTTTAAGTACAAAACTGGAGCATCTGGTGAACGTTTAGGTGTTCTTGGATCTGAGTTATCAGCCTCTAGCAATATCTCAAGCCTCCCATCCCCTTTTGAGGTATATCGCTTTTTTATTCCGTTAGAGCTTGGGCAAGGCCAGCCATTTCAACTTCCTGCGAGCTATACAACTTATGATAAAGCTACACCATTTCCAGCCCCTGAGACGTTAATCCATTTCCCAGTCATTGAAAGCACAAAAGATAGACTCTACTTTGAGGTCTCTGCAACTCTTCAGGGGCAAGGCTCTGCACCTTGGATTGAAGGTGTCCAGTCCATACCATACATGGATAAGGAAAATCACGCTTGGCAACTTGGCTTGTTTTTTAACTCCAGAAAACTAAGCAAGTCTTCTTATGTTTATTTCTTTGCAAAAAAGATTGCGCCCGAGGATACCTCGTTACTTGAGCTTAGAAATGTTGATGAAGGCTTTTATACGCTAGCCAGCTTAGATCCCGAATCCAAGTACCCACAGCCAACCTACATTTCTGGCGACCCAGCAAAAATCTATATTGAACGAATAGAGTTTACACCAGTCTTCAAAAACAACGCAATGGAAAACTACTCAGATACGTTTGGCAACCCTACTCAGAAGCGAACTTTTGAATGGAACCGCCCAGGTCCACACAGGATTGAAGGTGAGGTGGGTGCCAAAGTTCAGAAAATCTTTTTTGAATTAGGCAATAGTGTTGTCGCTCAGTTCATTGCCGAATCCGTCACATTCCATGATCAAATTGAGCTGATCTACACTGACAAGGACTACGGTGAACTAATTTGGGCAGAATGATGGAACGCTCCAACCCCAACACCCAAGACCCAGAGCGCATGGAAACCAGCGAGCTGGCAGACCTCGCCGTGATCGCCAATCGTCAACGGTTGCAGCGCCGTGAAAACAATACAAGGGTGATCAATACTGCTGTGCAAAAGGCTAGGCAATAGTACCGGGAAAACTATTTATGCAACTTGCACCCGATGGGCGATCCACGGGCAACGCATGAAGATTCAAAACGCTTTCAGTCCCCTTCTCAATCTGTGGGACTGGGAGATTCTCAACGCTGTTGATCCTGACCCCTCTGATGAGGCTGATGGTGGCGGCGGCCTTGACCCGGCTACTGATGGTGAACCCCTAGGAGAAGCTGGCGAAAAAGCCTTGCGCACTGAACGGGAGCGGCGCAAGCAACTGGAGCGGCAACTGGCGAACCTTGAAACGCAGCTCAGCACCGTCAAGGATCTAAACCCTGATGCCTATAAGCAAGCCCAGGAGCGTGCTGCTGAACTAGAGCGGCAGCTCAGGGAACGTGAGCAGCTCACTGCTGCTGAACGTCAGCGGCTAGAGAGCAAAGCCCAGGAGCAGGTGCGCAAAGCATCAGATAATGCGCAACGGGAAAAGGAAAAGCGCATTGCCCTGGAGATCAAAACTGCCGCCCGTGGCATTTTCTCTGCTGCTGAGGGGCGCGATGGTGCCGACAATTCAGGCCTCAGCTTTTTTGATGCCTGGATGGAATTTCAGGGCAAGCGCCACCTGAGAATTGATGAAGCCAGCGGCAAGCTCTATGTGGTTGATGCTGACGGCGATCGGATCAAAACCGATAACGGCGACATTGATCCTGTGGCCTGGCTCAATGCACAAGCTGACAATTCTGCTGTGATCGGCACATTCTTTAAGCCCAAAGGCGGGGAAGGTTCCGGCGGATTCGTTGGTGCCCGTGGCGTTAGAACCACTCAGGTGCGTTCTGTGGAGGAAGCTAGGTCTAAATCAGGCTCTAGCTACCTGTCAGAACATTACGGCAGTTAATTTCCTAACTGACCGGGAAAACTTTAGGTGATCTTCTCAATGGCGCGATGCCAAAGGAAGGTCACCTTTCCTTTTGGTGCGATGCCTCAAGGGTAAGGCGGTTTAAGCAACTCTCTGCAATAGCAAGACCGGGCGGTGCGATGCCCCCAGGTTGAAGCCTCAACGCAGCATCCACCAACCCCTAACTTTTTTCTAATCGTGGCTTCTACAACTCTCTGGGAGGCTTTCGCCCTCCGCACTACTGCAGGTGCTTCCGGCCTTGAGCTTGGTGTTCGCGCCATCCTGAACACTGGCGAGCTGGCCCCCATCATCCCCTTTGTGAACACCGATGGCGGCGCTTATGTCTATGCCATGGATGATGAGCTGCCTTCCACTGATCCTCGTCTGTTGGATGAGGCCAATGATGACAGCCAAGGTTCGACCGTAACCGAAGCTGAAGTCCTGAAGATCTACGGGAAGGACATCAAAACCGACAGCTCGAAAATTGCGCTGTTTGGTCGCAATGCTCACGCTCGTCAGATTGAGGCTTCTGCCCGTGCCCTGCGCATGCGCATCGAGCGGGACTTCGTGAAGGGCGATTCTGCCGCTTCTGCTGGCCGTGAAATGGACGGTCTCAGAAAGAAGATCACCGTTGGATCTTCTCAAGCTATTGCTAACCACTCCAGTGGCGCGGGCCTTAGCTTCGCTGCATTGGATGACCTGATCGACGCTGTTGATGGGCCCAACTCCCAGAAGCGGCTGATCATGGGCAAAAAGCTCGCGGTTCGTTTTGCTGCTGCTTCCCGCGCTACTGGCGTGTCTGGCACGGTGAATTTTGAACTGAACGAAATTGGTCGTCAGTCGATGTTCTATGGAGATGTGGAAATCATCCGCACCGATGTGGATTCGCGCAACGTTGCCATTCAGGGCTTTGATGAAGCCTCCAGTACCTCCTCTGTCTATTGCGTCAGCATGGGCGAGGGCCTGGTGTCTGGTGTTCAAGGGCCCAGCCTTGACCAAGCCGGCAATCCTCAGCCTGGCCTGGTGGTTTATGACGTGGGCGAATCTTTTGCTACCCCCACTCGTCTGACCCGTATTTCCTGGCACGCCGCCATGGTGATTGAAAACAAGCGTGCTGCTGCTCGTTTGTATAACATCACCAACGCTGCGATCACGGCCTGATCTTTACCGCTTATTCCGTTCTTCATTCCCCATCTGAATTATGCCTAAGGCAACTGGTCTAGCTCCACGGAAAGCGGTATTTATCGACCGCGAATCTGTTATCTTCGGTTCCGTCAGGGCTGGAGAAGGTGTTGCCGCTGAATCCCGCACGGGAACAGCTCGGCTGATGCCATTCAAGCTCAACACCTGCGACTTCTTTAAGATTGTTGCCCAGGGCGCCCTGAGCAATGCTGCTGGTGGTTACTTCGTTGAAGTGGCCCATGTGGCTGAAGGTGCTGCTGTTGGTGCAGCTTCTACCTACGCCAGGATTGGCTCCATTGTTTTCAATGGGCTCACCCAAGCTGAGGTGGGTTTCACGGGCGCACAAGTTGAGGCCCTGGTGAAAGCTGCTGGTTCGCTCACCGGAGAAATCCGCGTGGTGGCCCTGCGCTTGGTGGCTGGTACTGGCACGGGTTCTGGCGAAAATGGCCTGACCGCCCCTGCTAATACCACTGGCGCCACAATCCACATCCAGCGTGGTTGATCGCTGTTTGTGATGACCCCAGGGGAGGCCTGCCCTCCCCTTTCTTTTTATCTGCCTCCCTTCTGATCATGAATCCAATTCAACTGTTTAGCTTTAGCCCAGGTTCTACGCCTGAACAGCAACAGGCACTGATTCTCCATGGCATCCAGGCTCCTGCTACGGAGGCTGCCGTGGCTCCTGCTGCTGAGGTTGTGGTGACACCAGTAGAGAGCAAGAAAAAGGCTAAGCGGTCTTTTGCCAAAGCTCCTGTTGAGGCAACGGCAGAGGTTGAGCGTGCCAGGGATGATGACGGCAAATTCCTTGCTGATGATCCTGCTACGCCTGATGTGGATGAAGCGTGGGTGGAAGTGGACCGGGAAAACTAAAGCAGAGCAGCAGGTATCATGCGAAGAGTATTGCCTCCCGCACACGCAACGTTTTCGGCTTCAGGCCAAACGATTACGTTTGCGACGACAGTCCCAGCTAGTCTTAGTCATATCTTGCGTGTTGTTAATTTAACGCGATCTGTAGTCTATTTTAATCCAACAGGCGAAAGCGGTCTTGGTGAAGCAGGTACAGCTAGCTATAACTCCCCAGTTTTAACAATAAAGATCAACACTCAAAAGCATGCAAATACTGATGAGCTATTCATTGAATATGACGATGGATTGGGGCACAGTACCACTACCCTGACTGGTCCTGTTACCGTTTCAAATGAAGTTGAAATAAAGAACGAAGAAGGAAGCCCGGTGCCTGTACTGGCCAGTGTTGCCGCCAGAACTCCTACCACTGTCAGC